CGGCTAGAAGCCAGTAAACGGCGCTTAACGACGATTTGGCTTGAGAAGCTATCGCGCGTCTATAGCGTGAAGCCCTCAGAGTTGCTCCGCTCTCCCTACGACGCGGACGCTAAGGGCGAGCATGGAGGCGTAGCGGTGAGAGCGAGCGACACGGGTGAAGCGTGGCGTCTTCCTAGTCAGTTCGTCGAGCGTGATATCCACGCAAACCCCAGCGACATCGAGATCTACACGGTATCCAGCGACACGATGGTGCCGACGCTCAACATCGGTGACCGCGTCGTGATCAACGTGCGCCTTCGCCAGCCATCACCCGCCGGGATCTTCCTGATCGAGGAAGGCGACGCGGCGATCTGCATGAGGCTCCAGATGCTCGGAGCGCAGCGCAACGCGCAGCTCGTGCGCGTCAGTGCAGACAACGCGCACTACATCGCATACGAGAGCAAGCTCGCGGAGCTGCGCGTGCGCGGTCGCGTCGTCGCGAGGCTGCATCGCATTTAAACGCGGACTGTGTGCAGTATTTTTTGTTGGACACGGTGTTGCCAAAACGGTATCGACAACCCAGATCAGGGATGCCATTGTGGCACAACCCAATCGAACGAGAGGAACCAGCAATGAAGCGCCCGAACACCAAGCCCGTCGCGGTCGTGAACCGCACCCCCGAGATCATCGCGGCCGACCTCGCGGCGGCGAAGCGGGCGGAGAGCGAGGCGAACAAGGCTCGCGTCGCCATCGAGGAGGAGCTGATCCAGCACCTCGGGTTCGACCGGATCGAGGGATCCCAGACCTACACGCTCGGCGAGTTCAAGGTCGTCGTCACCGGCAAGCTGAACCGCAAGCCCGTGGACATCGACGCGCTCGTGCTCGCGTGCGACGAGCTGCCCGCCGAGTTGCGTCCGATCAGGGTGAAGACCGAGCTGGATAGCACGGCGGCGCGCAAGCTCGCCGAGGCGCAGCCCGAGCTGTACGCGAAGATCGCGAGGCAGATCGTGACGGAACCGGCGAAGACCGCCGTCGCCATCTCTCGCGCGCTCTGAGGATTACCAACATGGCAATCTCCCTCGCATCCCTGCGGCGCACGGCGGTCAAGCGACCGCCGCGCGTCCTCGCCTACGGCATCCACGGCGTGGGCAAGTCCACCTTCGCCGCCGCCGCGCCTTCGCCGGTCTTCATCCAGACCGAAGAGGGCCTCGACGCGCTCGACGTTCAGGCGTTCCCGCTCGCGCGCTCGTTCGCCGACGCGATGGACGCCATCGGTGCCCTCTACGAGGAGGAGCACGAGTTCAAGACGGTTGTCATCGACTCCGTCGATTGGCTGGAGCAGCTCATCTTCAAGGACGTGGCTCAGGAGCAGAAGGTGTCTTCCATCGAGGACATCGGCTACGGCAAGGGCTACGTCTTCGCCGCGAGCCGCTGGGCGACGCTGCTCGAAGGCCTCGATCTCCTCCGCAACGAGCGCGGCATGGCCGTGATCCTCATCGGACACGCGCAGATCAAGCGCTTCGAGGATCCGATGGTGGACGGATACGACCGCTACTCGCCCGACCTCCACAAGGTCGCGAGCGCGACGCTCTGCGAGTGGGCTGACATCGTCGGCTTCATCAACTTCCGCGTCGCAACGCGGCAGCTCGACGCGGGCTTCAACAAGAAGGTCGCGAAGGGCGTCGGCACCGGCACGCGAACCATCTACCTCGAAGAGAGGCCCGCCTTCACCGCGAAGTCCCGCTGGCGCGTCGGTGCGGATTGCCCCCTCGACTGGCCGACGTTCGCGGCGCGCATCGACAAAGCGCAGGGCGGCGAGGATGCCGCGCCTGCGGAGGAACCTGAGCAGACGCCCGCTCAGGAGCAGCCGAAGGCTGCTGCCAAGGGCGGAAAGAAGGCGGCGGCGTGAAGCCGCTCGCAGTGAGGAGAACACGATGAGCGACGAGAAGAAGAAGACGAAGGCGAAGGCTCCGGCGAAGGATCCGGTGGTCTACGTCCTGTATCGCGGCGAGGCCGAGATCGTCGGCGTCTGCACCAGCGCCGAGCGCGCGATGAGCGAGATCGCGTCGGACCGGGATGTCCAGTTCGCGCGCGTCAGCATCGAGCGCGCGAAGCGCAACCGCTCGTGATCGACAGGGGGCTGGACCTCTCCAGCCCCCTGAACACCTGAACCAGAAAAGGAACCACAATGGCGAACCTCGGCGACACCTTCGATCCCTCCACCATCTCCGCATCGAGCTACGACCCCCTGCCCGTCGGCGAGTACCGCGCCGAGATCATCGCGAGCGAGGTCAAGCCGACGAAGAACGGCCTCGGCCAGTACCTCCAGATCGAGATGCAGATCCTCGACGGTGAGTACGCCTCGCGCCACGTCTGGGACCGGCTCAACCTGTGGAACCAGAACTCGACGACCGTCGAGATCGCGCAGCGGACGCTCAAGCAGATCTGCGACGCCATCGGCTCCGGTCCGATCACCGACAGCGAGGAGCTGCACCAGCGTCCGTTCATCCTGAAGGTCCGCATGACGCCGAACAAGCAGACGGGCGAGATGCAGAACGCCTTCAACTACAAGGCCGAGGCGGGAGACGTGCAGCCCGCGCGTCCGGCCGCCACGACGGCTCGTCCGGCGTCGCCGCCGCAGGCTCAGGCGGCAGCGCCGAGGCCTGCGGGCAAGCCGTGGGAGCGCGCGAAGCGCACGGCTTGAGGGCGGGGCGCTCCGGCGACGATGGGGTCGTCGCCGGAGTTGCCGCACTGGCATCGAGGACGACATGGCAAAGCTCGACGACATTTCCGATCCGACGCTCGCGGCAATCGACGCGGAGATGGAGCGCATCGAGCGCGAGAAGACGCCGCGCGGCTACCTCGGCGCGAGCGGTCTCGGTCACGAGTGCGAGCGGAAGGTCTGGCTCGACTTCCGCCTCGCCAGCCCGCGCAACATCGACGCGCGCGGCCTGCGTCGCATCGAGGACGGGCATCGCGGCGAGGAGCTGATGGCGGAACGCCTTCGGCTTGTGCCCGGCGTGAAGCTCGTCACGCATGGAGACGACGGCAAGCAGATCGGCTTCGTCGATCTCGACGGTCATCTGCGCGGGCATCTCGACGGCGTGATCACCGGGCTGTTGCAAGCGCCAAAGGCCAAGCACGTCTGGGAGAACAAGGTCGTCGATCCGAAGAAGCTCGACGCGCTCGCGAAGCTCAAGCGCGAAGTCGGCGAGAAGAACGCGCTCGCGAAGTGGGATCCGATCTACGCCGCGCAGGCGCAGCTCTACATGCACTACACGAGCGCCGAGCGGCACTACCTGACGGTATGCTCCCCCGGCGTGCGCGACGCGATCTCGTGCCGATCCGAGTACGACGCCGAGGCAGCGCTGCGGCTCGTCGCGAAAGCGAAGCGCGTGATCGCGGCGGCGCAGCCCGGGGCGCGCATCAGCGACGACCCGTCGTGGTTCGTGTGTCGGTGGTGCGACCACTGGTCAATCTGCCACGACCGCACACGCGGTGCGTCGGGCACGCCAGCGAAGGCGGCCTCGAACTGCCGGACGTGCCTGCACTCGACGCCGGTCGAGGACGGCCAGTGGCACTGCGCGCGGTTCGGCAAGACGCTGACGCACGCCGATCAGCTCGCGGGGTGCCCGGCGCACCTGTTCATCCCGGCCCTCGTGCCGGGGGAGCAGCTCGACGCGGGCGACGACTGGGTGTCCTACCGGCTGCCGGACGGCTCTGTCTGGCGCGACGGCGCACCCCCTTGAAACGCAGGGCCAAGCGCCCTATGTAAACCCTGACGCCGGGCACCCGCCGGGCGGCAGACCGGGAGAGACCGATGATCACCTTGCGACCCTACCAGACCGAAGCGGTCGAGAGCATCTTCCAGTGGTTCGCTGAGAAGGACGGCAATCCGCTGATCGTGCTGCCGACTGGAACTGGCAAGTCGCTGGTGATCGCCAGCCTCTGCCAGCGCGTCCTTGCGGACTATCCTGAGAGCAAGATCCTCGTCGTGACGCACGTCCGCGAGCTGATCGCTCAGAACTACGCCGAGCTGCTGAACCTCTGGGCGGACGCCCCGGCGGGCATCAACAGCGCTGGCATCGGCCGCCGCGACTACCACAACCGGATCGTATTCTGCGGCGTGCAGTCGGTCTCGAAGCACGCGCACAAGTTCGGGAAGGTGGATCTCGTCCTCGTGGACGAGGCGCACATGATCCCGCGCGACGATGGCACGCGCTACTCGAAGCTGATCCGCGACCTGACGGTCGCCAACCCGTACTGCAAGGTGATCGGGCTGACGGCGACGCCGTATCGCCTCGACAGC